AGGCAGCTTGTAGCCGCCTGATACCGTCATTCCGCGCATCTGATCTTTCTTGCCGCGAGACATTATTTATTACCGCTTGTTAGACATGGCTTTCATCATTGAGCCTTTTGCCTTCATCATCGAACCCTTTTTTACGCTGCCGCCCTTCTTCATCATGGCGCGGTTCTTGGTCATGTCGCTGATGACGCCGCTGGCTTCGTTGGCAAGTCTGGTGACAGCACCACCGTCAGCAAATTTCTTAGAGAACGATGCTCTGAAATTGCCCTTACCAGCCGACATGCCGATGCGGGTTTTACCGCCATCAAATGATTTGCTTGCAGAGAACTGCGGACGCTTCATGTTGCCTTGGACGCGCATCGCACCGCCGTCGCCCTTCTTCATCATTCCGCCGTTCTTCAGCTTGGACTTCTGGCCGGAGTGCATGAGCCTGTTGTGACGCGCAATCATGGCTTTATCTTGCTTCATGTCGACGGCACCGCCATCAGCCATAACCTTGCCGCCATGAGATTTCTTGGTGGGGTCAGGCATTGAAGGTTTGTATCCGGCAAACATTTTTTCGCCGCTGCGCTTTTCTGCCCGCGCTATAAGTTCGGCATCGCTCATTGGAGCGTCTTTTTTCTTTGCCGTCGCCTTAGCTTTGGCTTTCGGCTTCGGCAAAGATGAATTGCGCTTTTCAGAAATTACAAAAATGTCTGAAATATCCATCTCAGGTTCATCACGACCATAATCCCCCGGCCCAGAATCTGAGTCGGTAGGCATTGAATTTATTTTTACCGAAGTATCTTTCTCGTTGTCACCCATTGTGCTTTTCGGCGGTGTAACGGCACGCAATACAGCGGCCTTGGCCGACTTAGGAACTGTAAAGGCGCGACCAGACGCACTGCGAATTGCGGCCTCAACCTTATCAATAGTGCCACTCATATCCTTGGGGCGCGTAGTTGCTCTGCTCGCTGCGCTTTTAACTGACGCACTCGCATTTTTAACACCCTCAATGGCTTTCGACGCATATTTTTTCGCCATCTCCTTCATACTGCCGCCTTCTTGCATCTTCACAACGCGGCCCCCATTGGCATACTTCGCCATTGGCGCAGACATCGGCATCTTGCCCTTAACGGGACCACCGTTACTTGACTTGTTGATGCCTAAGATCGACGATTTCCACTGAGCCATCTTGTCCATTAGAAATTACTCCTTTTGCCAAATGCTCTTTCACGAGCCTTTGAGCGTGATTGTTCCTTCGATTTCGCAACGTCGGTGTGGTACTTCAGCAATGCGGCCTCGCGCTTGAACTCACGGTCTTTCTCTGCCGTCTTGTATTTCAACGTGGCCTCGAACGAAGAAGTCGTCGTGCGGGCCTTGCTATCATCAATGTCAGCCTGGACCTTTTGAGCCTCGACCTTGATCTGCTCCATCGCAATCTGGCCTGGGGTTGGCTCAGTCCCACCAGCCGGTTGGCTGATCTGCGCCATTGCCTTAGCAACCAACGCCGCGATTTGATTCTCAATCTCAGGCGACAATTGCTGTCCAGGTGGAGGCAACTGCATCCCCAAGATTTGCTGAACTTGAACACGCATCTTCAAAGCCTGATGCTCTTGGATGTGAGCCATTGCAGTCGCTTGCACTTGCGGGTTTGGCGGACCACCGTTCGATCCATCAGCCAGCGGCATATGCGATGCAATATGTGAGTCGTGATCTTGAGCCTCACCAGCCACGACAGGTTTGGTGTTGAGAATGTTCTGGTTCTCAGTCAAAGGATCAAGTGGTTGAGTTTCGGGCTTGGGCGGCAGGATCATGTCGATCCGCTTCTCGTCCATACCCATCTCGACATACCGTTGGCGATACGCCTGATACAAGTCGTGAATTTCTGGCGCTTGCGTTGCCGCCGACACAATCGCATCGGCCCGCATCATACGCTGCGTCGATGAATTGATATTTGGATCGCTAACCGGAATAACGTCAATCTGCTCGCTGAAGTCAGTCCGCATAATCATATTTGGACCACCAGACACCGGCCACGGGTACGGTGTCTCTGGCAAGAACTGCCCAAACAACTGAGCAATCAGCTTGAACTCACGGCGATAAGCGCGATGTGCCGCCTTTAAGGTAGCAGACTGCACACGGTTCGCAGCTTCCATCAGCGCAACAGTCGTACCAACCGGCGCGTCCTGTCGGCCTTCGCCAACAGCAATCTCAGTCATGCCGCCAAGGCCACGCCCGTTCTCGCGTGTCCCTTGCCACAATTCAAAGCTAATCGAATCTGGACCCTTGTAGGGCAGCGTTGTAACGGCCTGTTGAATCGGCATCCCGCCGGTATCAAACTCCCTGAACTCGCAAGGACCGATCATCAAATTATTATCGTCGGACTTAACGCCCTTAACCTTCATCCCGCCAGGGAACATCGACAACGTAGCCGCATCGCTCATCTGACGCTGAAGATTGGTCGCGCTTTTGGCCGTGTTACCCAAAATGTGAGAGTAACCCAAGCCATAGAAACCCAGGCCAGGGACAAACTTGAAGTGCGTAAAATATTGGATTGGCTGGTAACTCGCATCGTCACGCTTCCAATTGCGACGAATAGACAGAACCTTTTTGCTGCCCGTCTCGACCGTCACAATGTACGGGAGTGGCAAGCCGGTTTCGGTCGGTGACGTATCGTTCTCGTCCTCGGGCTCTGTATGCTCAAAACCCTTCAAATCCAGATCAATATGGCACTCATACAATTCGTATGGGGCCTCATCGTTCTCAGACGGCTTGGAAAGCCCTTGGGTCGAAAGAGACTTGTCTTTGATGGGAGACGAATTTTCGGTGTTGTAGTCAGGCTCTTTTAACTCAACGTCAACGTAGAAACCAGACAATTGACGCATCTTCATGTCTTTGACAGACATGTTGATAACGTGCGTCTTACGCGCACAGGTCTCTAAATCATCGGCGCTAAAATTAACGATGAAGTCTTGTGGTAGAATAAACGGACTAACAACGCGGTTTAAGATCGGGTCTTGGTAAGTTTTCTTAAACGTCGAGCCAACGAGAGGGAGCCAGAACAACATTTGGTCGTTTTGCTCAACCCACTCCGGCGCACCATCCATTAAGTAAAAGTTCATAAACTCCTTCACACGGGAGCCTTGGGCCTCAGTCTCAGGCGAGGGAATGCCTATAATCTGGGTCTTTACTGGACCCCCGGCGGGGATTAATTCCGCGCTGGCCGTGGAGTGCCACCGGATTACCGCCTCAAGCAAAATAGGGTCAAATACACCAGACGCGCCTGGGAAGGGGTATGTGCGGTCCTCGATCTTGAGGCCCAGGTATTCCATCGCCGTGGTTAGCATACCCTCCCAATCTGCCCTGGAATCCCGATCTTCCTTAACGTAGCCCGTAATGTCGGAGGCCAACGCATTAAGGTCGGCTTCCTCCATGTATTCGGCTAGGTTGTCGTCGTGGTCAATATCGGCTTGGGCATCTTCGGGGTTTAGGTCGATTTCCTCCCCACCATCAGGAAGTGGGGTAACAACAGCGTTTTCTGATGCCATTGGGTCATCAGGAACCTCAATACTCTCCCCGCCCTGGTTGTTACCAACCAAGTCAGACAAACCCATAGATTGTAAGGTAACGCTGTCGAGGGCCATTAAATGCCGTACTTGCCGAAAAAACGTGCAAATACGGTAGTGGCCGTTTTTTTATTCTGTCAAGGTTAGCTACCCGTAGAGCGCATGTTGGCTCCGGCTTCCCACCCTGAACGGACGCTCCTCAACAATATCCAAACTGTTCTTAACCCAGCCGCTCGCCTTCAGCCTAATGATAGCTTGGCTCGTCGCGTCCGCATCATCCCTGGAATCCGACGCCGGGAACGACAAAAGGCTATTGACGTACTCCTCGGCCCATCGACGGGGCATGGTATAATTGGGCGGTTGGCCCGGAACCCAGAACCGGCCATTCTCGAATATGTCAGTCGCCAGCATCAATCGGGCGTTCTTGTCCCCGTGTTTATTGGGGTTAAACCGCGTAGTCGAAATGCCAGCCCTGTGCAGATCAGCAATCAACGGCTCGCCGGTCGCCTTCGCCTCGATCAAAACCATGTCAGGCGGCTTCTTCCGATTACCCTCCGCTGGATGAAGCATGTCGTCATCTAAGTAATTCGTTGCCAGCCGTTGGGCCATCTTCCGCAAATCAGGGTAATCAACTCGCCCGCGCCAGCGGGACAGTAAGATAACAGACGGCATATCCGTCTTGTCCTCGTGGAACACACCGAACGTCAGGCACACTGAATAGGCGCTCTTGTCCTTCGCCGTGATCGCAGTGTCCCAACTCTGAATGATAAACGTACACTTTGGCGGCTCTTTCTGGTTCCAAATCCTGATCCATTCCCGCTTCACCAAGTTACCTTGGTCAAGCACAGGGCTTTGCTGGTACAGACTTTCCCATTGCCGCGCCGTCATCGACGGCTGGTTGCGCCTTCGCGCCAGAGCAACTTCACTCTCCCACTCCGGCCAGAGGGCTTCACCCTCTTTTCGCCCTAGCGGGTCATCCTTCTTCGCGAGCGCGGGGAGAACAACCTTGTCCCACTTGTCACCACCCCTTTGCTTTTCAGCCGCCATAACGCGGCCAATAATGTCGTCTAGATGCCACCGCGTGCCAATAATTACCATTACGCCGCTCGGCTTTAAGCGCGTCGATAAGTCAGAACCCCACCAATCCCACATGTTATCGCGCACGAGTTTTGATTCAGCGTCATCAATGCCTTTCAAAAGATCGTCGCAGATTACCATGTCTGCTCTTCGGCCCGTCACCGTTCCACCGACACCTGTTGCGTAGTACGAGCCGCCGTTGATCAAATCCCAACGACCAGCCGAGCGACTGTCATCAGCAACTTTTATTTCTGGAAACAAAAACTTGTATTCGTCGCTCATCATCAAGTTACGAACCTTACGGCCCCACTGTTCAGCAAAAGATTCAGTGTGACTGACCGTAATGATGTTGTGCTTTGGGTTCTTTGATAGGTAGAACGCGGGGTAATAGAGCGAAGAAACCGTGCTTTTGCCGTGTCCAGGTGGGAAGCAAACCAGAAGCCGGTCGCCCTTGCGGCTCATTTTATCTTGAAGTTTATCGCACAGAAACTTCATGTG